CCGGAATATCTGGATGACTATCTGCCATGGGAGCCCATGGTGCAGGAACGTTGCCGATGACCACTGCCCTTTTAGTATAAGAGGCTGGTGGTTATTTTTCTATCCACTATCTTATTTGACGCTTACAAAGCACCAGCCGTTTTCTAGCTGATGCCCTGTACAAAAATCAATATGAATACACTAAAAATGCAGTTACTTTTCCATAACAAAATTAGTCAAAGGAATCCCGCCCCTTATTACCTGCTGCTCTCTGACCACTTTGTAACCCCTGTGTTCAAAGAATGGCTTTGCCGTAATTGAAGCGTGTGTGGTTATCTTGTCTGCCCGAACACTTTGTTCCAATTCATCACAAATAGCAGTGGCAATCCCCTGATTCTGATAGTCTTTGTGAACATATAACCTGTCAAGATACCCTGATTCATCTATATCTCCGAATCCGGCGATCACACCATTCTCTACAGCAACAACCGTATAATGTTCAGAAAAAGATTTATCCCATTTTTCCAAATCCACACACCCTATGGCCCATACATCCAGCTGCTCCTTTGTGTAATCTTTCGCATTTACAGTATGAACAGTCTGATAAAATAACTCCGCTAAATATTTACAATCCGATGAACTGTATTTTCTAATCATCACCGTTATTCCCCGTCAATATAATTTTCCTAATTAAATGCGCCCAAAGTTACCTTCGGGAATAAACCAACTCCGTTATCCCATTATACGATTGTGTACGCACTAATTTGAGTTTTATTTCATCCTGGCTTTCCCCAAAGAGCCGGATACCGGAACCCAGAATTGTCGGCATAACGGAAATATAATATTCATCAATCAATCCGCCCTGCATTAAGGGGTGAATGATGCTTGCACCGCCGCAAATCCAGATTGCTTTCCCTTCTTCCGATTTTAACTGTTCAACAACACGGCAAGGATTATCCTGTACAAATTTTATGTTTTCTGTCGGGGATAACTTCCTGTGCGTAATGACATAAGTTGTCAAACCCTTATAAACCCATTCGCCCGGGGACAACTCTGTCGTGACCTGATGATAAGTATTCCAGCCCATAATAACAGTATCAGCATCCCTGATAAAAGCGGAATAGGTATCCACGTTCTCTTCCTCACTGCCATGTCCATTCAGCCAATCCACTTTTCCGGTGCTGTCTGCGATATACCCGTCAAGGCTCATTGCAATATATAAAACAACCTTTCTCATAATATCCCTCCCTGAATTTTCCGGAATGCCAAATTGTTATTTTCCTCCGATAAACCCGGAATTTTATAAATCAATTTCCACGTGATAACAATCATCAATCAAAATATAATTACAGCCATGCTTTTGGCACATTTCAAAGTAATATGCATTGTCTTCAAGCACAGAATCCATCGTACACCCTGTGTCATCCATGCGCTGTTCGATTTCATCTGCATGTTCTTTTATATCCGAAAAATGCTGTTCAATATAGCCCTGGCTCATTATAAGACAATAGTAATGAATTTCATTCAGATACTCTCCGGAAAAATCCTCTTTCCAATGAAATGGGATGTAACAGCCCTCTATGACAAGATTCTGCTTATTTTCAATGGCCGTCTTTATAATTTCACGGACAATCGGCCACAAATAAACTTCCAGTTCCTTATCATCATTGGGTGTCAGATTTGTATTTCCGCTTCGGATCAATCCCATTTTCAAATGGTCAATCGACAGATATGGGTATTGGTACTTTTGGAGAAGTTTCTGTGCAAGCACGGTTTTCCCTGTATGGGAGGCCCCTGTAATCAATATAATCATAGTTTCTGCCTCTTTTCAAATTCCTTGGTTTCCAACCAGTCTGGTATTAATTCTTCCAGCGCTACTCCATTATACCGGACATTCCACAAAAAGTCATCCGCCATCTGCATCTAAAACTCCCGCAGCGTAAACGACACCTTCCACAATCCCTTATAAGACGTATCCTTCACCAGCCCCGCCTTATACCCCTCAACAAACATCTCCGTCCGCTTCCTCTCCAGCGTCTCCGTATCAAAATACTCCACGTCAATCTTCTCCCGCTGCTTAAACCCGGTCAGCAGTTTCAGCCACTTAGGGCTCACCGAAAAACTCACGGAAATGCTCACAACCCCAGGCCGCACCACATCCCTCTGCATGGTCCCGGCCTCCGTCTCCCCGCTGGAATCCGCCTCCACATCTTCCATACTTACCTCATAGGCGTCCGGCAGAGGGAGCGGCATCCCGTCAAACACCAGATACTGTATAAACGCCATGCCTATCTACCTCCTGACCTCAGGTTCTGCCTGTTCTGTGCATTCACCACCACCTCATCCAGTAACGTGCCGCCAAGGTACACCGGGATGCAGATTGTCCCCGCATTCGCCATTCCAAACCCGCTCACTGCCTCCCTGATTCCGTTCAACAACTGCGTGACGTTATTGGCAGAAGCCGCCTGCTGCTCTGCTATGCCAGATGCCATCCCGATTTGCGGGCTGACCACCATATCCGAAGCCACGCCCCGGACTGCCTTCTCAATCATCCCCCGGCTGCCCTCAATCCCCCTGGCAAGCCCGGACACAAAATCCGGCATCCAGGATTCATACTCCGTAAGCGGTCCTTCATCCGGCACGGAGAAATGGAGGAACGCCGCGATCTTATCCGCAATGCTCCTGACCGCATCCACCACATTCCCCACGGCATTCCGGATTCCGTTGGCAATCCCGTTCACAATATCCACACCCCAGTTCCATGCACTGGAAGCCAACCCCTTAATATAACCCACCACCTGCTCAAACCCATTCCTCACCGCATTGTAAACATTGCTCATGGCATTGCTGATTCCACTGACAATGTTATTAAAAATGTTCGTGACTGCTGTCTTAATAGCATTCAGCACAGTCGTCACCGTATTTTTTACCGAATTCCACACAGTGGATATAATACTGCCTACCGCATTCATCACCGTAGTTACCACATCCCGTATTCCATTCCACACAGAAGAAACGATGCTTTGGATGGTATTCAGTACCGTAGAAATCACCGTCTGGATGGCATTCCAGACTGTGGTGAAAATTGTCTGAATGGCAGTGAGCACCGTGGTAATAATCGTTTTGTAAATGTTAAAATATGTGGTGACGATTGTGGAAATCGCCGTCAGCACAGTCTGAAACAGAGTTTTAATGCCCTCCCATAACGTGGAGAAAAATGTGGCAATCCCGTTCCAAATGGTCTGTGCCACCGTGGATATCCCTGTCCAGAGCGTGGAAAAAAACTGCGAAATAGACGTCCACGCAGCACTGGCCGTCTGCTTAATCCCTTCCCACAGCCCGGCAAAGAATTCCTTCACGGCATTCCAGATATTCATGCAGGCTGCCTTTATTTCATCCCAGTGGGCAACCAGCAGCTTACCAATGGCAATCACCGCCACAATCACAGCGATAATCGCAAGTATTGGCGCACCCACACTGGCAATCACCGGAATCAATGCGGAAATGGCCGGAGCAATCACACCCACCAGGCTCATCACCGCACTGATTCCCGTTGCAATCTTTCCAATGATGATTAACACCGGCCCCACAGCAGCCACCACCATGGCAATGATGACAATCATCTTCTTCGTACCCTCCGACAGCCCGGAAAACCAGGAAGTAAACGCCTGTATCTTATCTGCCAGCGCAACCAGAATAGGTGCCAGCACGCTCATGATTGCGGAGCCGAATTCAATAGCAGTGTTTTTCAACTGGTTAAACGCCTTCTGTATCGTATAGGAATTGGTGTTCAGCTTCCCAAATGCTGTCTCCGTTGCCCCAGTAGAATTCCGCATCTGCTCCAGAGTCCCATTGAAAGTCTCCGCACTGTCCCCCAGGAGAATCAGCCCAGCTTTCCCGGCCTCCGCACTCCCCCATAAATCACCGAAGGCCAGCCCCTGCTCCGCCGCGCTGTCGGAAATAACCTGCAGCACCTCGGAAAGGCTGGCCCCGTCCTGCATCAGTTCCAGGAAGGATTTCCCCGTCTTTTCCTTCAAAGTGTCCGACACCTTCGTGCCGGATTTTCCAAGTTCATTAAACATGGAATTCATATAGGTGGTGGATTCCGCAGTCGCCACGCCGTTGGCAGTCATCAGGGCATACCCCGCCGCCACCTGTTCCAGCGCCACCCCGTTTGCTTTTGCTGTGGGGATAATCTTGCCCATAGAGGAGGACTGCTCCCCCACCGTTGTCTTGCCTAGGTTCTGCGTCTGGATCAGCACATCAGACACCCGGCCCACCTCGGCCGCTTCCAGGCCATAGGCATTCATAATCGTGGTCAGCACATCCAGCGCGCTTCCCGCATCCGCAAACCCGGCCCTTGCCAGCTTCGTGGAGTTGGACACAAAATTCACTGCATCCCCCGTCTTCTGCCCGGCGGAGATGGCATCATACACATTCCCCGCAATCTCCGAAGAACTGATGCCCGTCTGGTTCGACAAATCCAGGATGGCCTTTTCCAGTTCTGAAAGTGGCACCTCTGCGGTATCCGCAATGGTATTGACCTTTGCCATGGCATCCTCAAAATCCATCGCCATCTTAGCGGATGCCCCGCCCGCCGCCGTAATCCCGGCAGTCACCGGGAGCATTTTCTTCCCGGCAGAAGTGGCGGCATCCCCGAACTTCCCAACTTTCTCCGCCGCCTGTGTGAACCCGGACAGGGAGGTATTGGTCTCCTGCGCCTGTCTTTCCAGGTCTTTTAAGTTCTGCTCCGTCTCAATAATCTCCCGCTGCAGGGCATCGTACTGGTCCTTGGTAATATCGCCGCGCTCAAACTGCTGCTGTACCTGCTGCTGGGCGGACTTGAGCGCCTCCAGCTTCTCCTTCGTCTCCCCAATGGCATCTGTCAAAAGTCTCTGCTTCTGCGCCAGAAGCTCCGAATTATGTGGGTCCAGCTTCAGGAGCTTCTCCACATCCTTAAGCTGGGACTGGGTGTTGCGGATTTCTGAATTGACGCCCTTCAGCGCTGTGGTCAGTCTGGTGGTATCGCCGCCGATTTCCACCGTGATACCCTGTATGCGGTTTGCCATGCGATGCCTCCTTCCTGTTTTTGGACAGAAAAAAAGAGCCGGTTTAGGCTCAAATATATGGAAAAGGCACCTGCCGTCTTTGGACAGATGCCTATGTATGGATAAATCTTTTGATTTAACTCATCTAATCTAAAGTTATAGCCAACTAATTATTTTTATACTATACAGCATTTGTCTACCACTTCAAATATACAAAATTTAGAATGCACTTGTAAATGTGCTATTCTTTATTCAATCTCAAAATTTGCATAATCTGATAGCATGCTGGTTGTTCGAAATAACATCTCTTTTATGCTACTATTGAACGAATACTGGCCAATTTGCGTTTGATAATTATTACCGGAATACTCCTTTACAAAAAGCGCTTCATAAACTTCTCCTAATTTTGCTTCTATAGTCGTTAATGTTCTATCTTTGTCCTCTTCATTATAAGTCTCAGTTCTATTAAGTAGTTCATCAAAGAAATGATCTTTTAAACAATTCGATACCTCAATTAGTGGTACGTTATTTTTTCCACTTATAAATGCATTGTATTTATCTGAATCATATATCTTAATTCCTATCATAACCGGAATTATATAAAGTAGACAAAATTGTTTGGTACGTCCTTCTGAAAAGCTAAAATCGTATTTCCTGCTATCGTGCGTTGGTTCAAACGCGGCAATTTTAGTAAGTCTAATATATTTGGTTATTTCTCGTAATGAGAAATTATATGTGTCAATAACAGCTCCACAAACAATATCAAACGTATATTGTGAATTTTCAAAATCTATACTCTGGTAAAAACGACTTTTATCAGCAGGCGGTAAGGAAATCTGCAAATCAAAAAAACGATCTAAATATCTACAAGCGTTAAATTCATCACCATAATGTCTCTTAACTGTGTGTTGTAATTCATTAATATTAACCGAAAAAACAAACGTAATCCTATCATTTCCAAAATAATGTTTAATTCTTTCCAGCAATCTGACTGCATAGCTTGGTTTACATCTATCAAGTTCATCGACAAAAACAATAAGTCTGTTCCCTTTTTCAAGAAGCAATGAATCTAAAAACTCTTTTATCTGATTTTCTATATTTTTATACTTCGCCATTTCTTCAAATGGAGAGTCCTTTTTAAGATTCTCAATCAAATCGCTCCAATTTTTTCCTGTAAAAAATTCTAAAATGGAAGTTGCTTTTTTTATTAATCCAGTATCATTCTGTATCGAAAAATCTGAGGTTGCATTGATTAATATAGAATAAATTAATGACAACACCGGATCATCATCATTGTCATTCTCCCAAGCATCATAATATACACAAACTTGAGGTTGGAAATTAATTTCCTGTTTTCCAAAATATTTTTTGCTGTGATTTTTTATATTCATTATATCTTCTTCATGATTTGGCGTTATAAAATCATTATTAGCATCCAAAAACATTTTGATTTGTTTGACAAAAAAAGTTTTACCATTCCCCCAATTCCCGTCAAGGGCAATTGAACAGTTAGCATCAATAGCATTTAACATACTTACAAATCTAAAAATGTCATTGTTTCTCCCAATGGTGTCTTCTAAGTATGTTTTCAATAAATTATCATAATTTGGTTTCAACTCATATGATTTCATCCGTTCCTCTCCGTTTTCATCAAAATAACTTAAAAATCTGTAGATTAGTATTGGATTTAGTATTCTTCAACCGTTGAATCTATTTCCTTTACAACATCAATTTCTTTAACAATATATTCAGCCATTTCCTGATATTACTATACCAAGAAATGGCTACCTTATCAACAAAAATCAGAACCTGTCGAAATCCTCCTGCGTAGCCATCTGTGCAAACTTACACTCATCATTCCTGCTCTCTGCATACATATCATTAATCATCCCGATAGAAAGCAATTCCAGCTCCTGTATGGAAATCCCCAACTGAACACACCGCAAAAGGAACAGCGGCGTTGTCATCTTGCGCTCAGTCGGGCGGAGTTTTTTTTAGCCTCCACATCCGTCTGCACATTCAGCCCCCAAAGTTCAATCAGCTTTGGCAGTACCTGATATATGGAGAACGTATTGAACCCATCCAGCCATTCCTCCGGCGTGTCCGGAATTGAACCGTCCGCATGCTTTGCCATCACAAAAGCGATGTTCTCAAACATCTCCAAAGAAAACAAATCCAGATCGGACTCCCCTTCCTCAGAGCCTCCCACGCACTGTTCCAAAGCCCGCAGGTCCCTATAAATATCTCTCTGAAACTTCAAGCGATAAATCCTCGGTATGGCCGCCGAAGCCTTAAACAACACCTCCTGCCCGTCAATCTCAACCTTCCTGATTATGCTCATTTATCCGCCACCGCCTTTGCCATGGATTTCACTTCCGCAGTCTTACCTGCCTCCTGGTTCAGGGCAAGACTGGCCGGGGCCGGCGTCTCCGGCTCTGCCGCAGGCAGATACACCGCTTTATACCAGTCATCATACACTTTTGCCGCGGTTGCATCCCCTGTCTTCGCCTTCACATAACCGGATGCCAGCGGTCTTGCCTTCACCGTCAGCGTCTCCGTCTGCACCTCCCTGGACTCCTCATTGGTCTTGGATTCAATCTTAGGGCGGGAAGCAGAACAGTTATACAGCACATGCCGGATTTTCTTCACGTCCCCATCAAATTCAAACAGCAGGGCAAAGCTGCCCGTCTCCGCATTGCAGTTCTCCACCAGCACCTTATTGGTGTCCGCCTCTTCTTTCAGGATATCCGTCCGGAACGTCTCAGGAATCATCGCCAGTTCCAGATCCCCGTCATACCCCATATTGTTGTTGATGACATAATACTCCACCCCGTCCGCATAAAAGGACTCCGGCTCCCCGTTGGGGTCCAGGCTTAAAGACACCGCACCCGGCATCGCCACCGGGACTCCGAATGTGTCCGTCCCGTCTTCCGCCGCCGTCAGCGGAGCATAGTGGACATTGCAGATATTAAACTTCACTTTATTTCCCATTCCTCAAACCTCCATTTCATACAGAACCTCATACAGCCGTTCCGATTCAATCCACACTTCACTCCTGGCGTAAAAGATGCCATGGCTTTCCAGCACAGCCTCTACCCGCTCCTCCAGCTCCACAGACTTATAATCCGTGTACAGTTCAAGATGCAGCTTCCGCTTTTTAAAATAAGCAATCCCATCCGCCGCAAAATTCCGGGATTCCGGGTAAAGGAACACCAGAAACGGCGGCTCTGGGGACTGCCCCTCTGCAAAATGTCCATAGGCACATGGCAGTCCCATCTCCTCCGCCATTTTTAGTACCTGTTCATGTGTCAATGCGATAACCCCCGTTCCATCTTTTCCGTCAACTCCTCCGCTCCCCGCTGCTCTGCCGGGGCGATATGGAGAACCGCCTGTACCCGTCCTCCGCCCCGTTTCGCATGCCCATGTTCCAGGAGATGGGCAATCTGGTAACGGTCACGGCTGTGTACCACCATAGTCAGGGAATTGGCATTCTCCTGCACCTTCTTTGCCGCCCAGCTCTTCTTATATTTCCCGGTCCTCACCGGAGCATTGGCCTGAATGTCCTTTTTCACGGACCGGCTCACCTCTGTCACGCTCCGCTTCATTACCTCATTGGACAAATCCGCATATTCCTCCATGGACTGAGCAATGGCCTCCGCCATCCCGTCCACGCTCACCCTTCGATCCGTCATATCTTCACCTATTCACCCTCTCCGCCCGCAGCTTGATAACCTTATTTTGGAACTGCATAAAATCCACCAGAGTAATGTTATAAATATCCCCCCGGAACAGAATCCGGTACTTCGTGCTGTCCAGATCTTTCAATTCAGTACAGTACCGCACCAGAAAAAACAGGGATTCCTCCCGGTTCACCTGCGCCGCCTCCCAGTATTCCTTCCCCGAAAGGTTATTGGCATAGGCCCAGCAGGTGAAATAGTCCTCCCACTCATTCCGCTGGTTCCCGTCTTTATCCTTTCTCATCCGGTTCTGCTGGATGACAATCCTCTGCCGCCACTGCCCAATCCGCATCAGAACACCTCATCCCTCTGCCCGAACAGCAGGCATTTCAATGTCACCATCAAATCCTTAAAATCCGCCTGCTCCCGGTTTTCATACAGATAAGAAATCCCATACAGCACCGCCGTCCTGACCGGGTCCGGTACCTCCGCGCAGGGTTCAAAACTGCACCGCAGGATATCTTCACAAAGGCTCTCTGCCGTCCCGGAAAGGGCAAGGAGAAGTTCATCTTCGTCTGCGCTGTCAATCCGCACATACTGCTTGATTTCTTCTAAAGTCACAACCATCCGGCTCCCTCCTCCCTTCCCATGGTCAGGCATTAAGAAAACAGCTTCATCACCAAAGATTCCAGACTGTCTTTACGCCCCGGAGCCTGCCTTCATAGTCAGTGTCTTTACCGCCTCTGCCAGAATCAGCTTTCCGTCCACCCTCTGGCTTGCCAGGAATCCCACCTGCCCGTTTGCCGCAAACAGCTCATTCAAACGTTTAAAGCTCCTTCCCTGCCGGTCCGCAATCCAGTAATAAGAGAAATCCCCGAATGCCATGACCTTCGCCCCTGCCGCCAGCTCCGGCGCATAGGCAGACGTATGGTACGGACGGTTCAAAATCATATCCGGCTGCCCCGCCTGCACGGACGGCTGCCAGATATAATTCCCATTATTATCCTTCAACTTCCGCAGCGCCTTCACCGTAGTGTCATTCAGTACCCAATGGGCCTTCTTCCGGTACGGGGATTTCAAAGAATAGAACAGATCCATCACATCATCAAAAGTGATATTCGCCGTTGTGGTAGTCACCCCGTCTGAAGCGCCGCCTGTGGTATGGAAGATGCCCGTAGGTTTCCCGGTACCGTCTCCCACAAAAAAGGCTTCCTCTTCCTTGGAGCCAATCCTTCTCCCGAACTCCTTAGAGATATACGCCTCTAAATTAAACGCACTGTCATTCAGCAGTTCATCCGACACTTTCAGCATAGTCGCCACCTTATAAGCGCTGATCGCCACCTGCCCAAAAGCGTCATCCGATTCCGGGAACGCCCCTTCCTCATCAATCCAGGATGCCTCCCCTTTGCTCGCCACCACCGGAATCTTCCGGTCACCGCTGGAAGTATTGATGACCGTGGCAATGCTGCGGAAGAAGTTCTCCTCCTCCAGCGCCTCCACCAGTGTCCGTTCAAACTCATCCGGCACCAGGTATCCGCCCTCAGAATCCGTCCCCATCTGCAGGGCATTGTCTACGTCAAAAAAGTTCTTCCGCCTCATGGCATTCCAGAAAGTCTTTCTGTACTTATCCGATGCCCTGCCCTTCTTCTCATCCCCATCTGGGTCAGCGTTTGGCTTATTGGTAATAGGCGAGGAAGTGGGCTTGTTCAGCTCCGCATCAATGGCAGCCTGACGTTCCAGCCGCTCAATCTCCTTCCCCAGGTCTAACACGTCCTTTTCCATCTTCTCATACGTTTCCGAATCCTCCGCAGAAAGCAGCCCGTCATTCCCGCGCTTCGTATCCAGGAATGCCTTTGCCGCTTCCCACGCCTTCGCTCTCTTTTCCCTTAGTTCCAGAATCTTACTCATAATCAAATCCCTCCATAAATTTAATGTGTCAAAAGGTTCAGCCTCTTTTCTAACTGCTCCACAGGTGTCTTTCCTTCCTCCAGTCTCGGAATCAGCTTGGACAGCAGCGAATTAGCCACCGCCGCCCGGGAGAACATCATGCCCTCCACACCAATTCCATCTGCCTTATCCTCCTTATCTTCCGCACCGCCGCCCAGAATCCCGTCCGCAAAGCCAAGCTCCACCGCCTTCTTCGCATTGAACCAGCTCTCCGCATCCATCAGGTGGGAAATCCTCGCACGGCTCAACCCCGTTTTAATCTCATAGGCGTTCATGATACTCTCCTTCACTTCATCCAGCATCTCCCCGGCCTTCTGCATCTCCTTGGAATCCCCGATGGCAATGGTCATGGGATTGTGGATCATCATCATGCCCACCGGGGACATCAGCACCGAAGTCCCGGCCATGGCAATGACAGAGGCCGCCGAAGCCGCCAGCGCATCCACCTTCACCGTCACATCTCCCTTGTACTCCATCAGCATGTTGTAAATCTGCGCCGCCGCAAACACGTCCCCTCCTGGAGAATTGATCCAGACCGTGACATTCCCTGCTCCTGCATTCAGTTCCTTTTCAAACAGCTTCGGAGTCACTTCATCCCCATACCATGTTTCATCCGAAATCTCCCCATTCAGAACCAATGTCCGCTCCCCGTCCGTCTCATTCCGAATCCAGTTCCAAAACTTCCGCTTCATACCAAACCTCTCTTTCCATTTCCGGGCATAGAAAAAGCCAGCAGATGATTTCCTTTTTCACCTGTTGGCTCCTGCCCCTGACCTTTATTCTGTTTTACTTCAAAATCTATCCTCTGTCGATTCACTATCCTGTTTCTATCCGACACCCTCATCTCCACTATTCTTTCCGGCAAACAGCCCGGCATCTTTCAGCTTCGTCATGTTCCCGTTGATCAGATACAAATCCCCGCCTTCCTCTGCCGGAATCAGGTTCATATCCTCCATTTCCCGGATATCATTCCCGGACAGCCAGCCATTCTGTCTTCCAATGGAATATCCCGTCATCCGGCTCTGGTAATCCCCACGGAGCAGACCGTCCACATTCAGCTTTATAAAATACTCATTCTTCTCCTGGGGCAGAAGCAGTGCCCTCTGCAGGGACTGTTCCCACCGGATTACCCACGGGTCGAGCGTATACTTCACAAACTCCAGCGACTGTTGCTCAATGTTTGAAAAGCTGGATTTCTCCAAATCCCCCACCATATGGGGCGGAATCCGGTACAGCCTTGCAATCTCGTTGATCTGGAACTTCCTCGTCTCCAGAAACTGCGCTTCCTCCGGCGGAATCCCAATCTGCTGGTATTTCATCCCCTCCTCCAGCACAGCCACCTTCCCGGCGTTCTTGGAACCGCCATACACCGAATGCCAGCTCTCCCGCACCTTTGCCGGGTCTTTCAAAACTCCCGGATGTTCCAAAACACCGCCGGGATTGGCTCCGTTCTCAAAAAATGAAGCCCCATATTCCTCACAGGCCAGTGTCATCCCCACCGCATTCTTCGCCATGGCAATGGGAGAATACCCCACCAGCCCGTCAAAACCAAGGCCGGGGATATGCAGCACATCCTGCTGCCGCAGGTACACCCTGCCATATTCCTTAAAGTTTGGGTTCTCGTCACTGTTCCGGGTATAAATATAATAAAGCTGCCCGTTTTCATCCCGGTCAGCCTCCATCTTATCCGGCAGGAGCGGATATAAAGCAAGCACCCTGCCGTTCCCATCCCGGATAATCTGCGCATAAGCATTTCCCCATATCAATAGATGACTCATCAGCGTCTCCCGGAACACAAAGGAAGTCATCTCCGGGTTCGGCTCATCATGGAGCAGATGGTACAGCGAATGGTCATACACCCGTTCCTTCCCCGTCTCCGTATAACGGTACAAATGGACAGGCAGAGATGCCACCGTCTCCGCCAGAATCCGCACACAGGAATACACCGCCGTGGTCTGCATGGCTGTCCGCTCATTCACACTTTTTCCGCTGGTGCTCCTCCCAAAGAGAAAGGAATATGCCGAACCTCCGCAGCTGTCCTTTGGCTTATCCCTCGCGCCCCGGATGCCTAAAATGGATGGTAATTTCATACACGCCTCCTAAAAATGGGTAAAAGAAAAGCACCTCCGAAGAGATGTCTTTCCCAAAAAACCTTATGAATTTTACTTACTGAACAACTGAAAATCAGTTATTTCTCTCAATCTTATTGCTTATAAAATAATTTGCAATTTCAAAGGCCTTCACCCGCCTCTTTGCCAGGGTAATCTGTGATTTGTACCGCTCCACATTTTCTTTTGCCTCAAAAGTCTTTATCGTTTCCCTTAATTTGTGTAGCGTCGAATCAATCTGTCTTTGAGCCTCCACTAACTCGTCTTTTGAGAATTCCATTTCCACCTCCGCAAAATAAGAACTATTCGTACCGGCATTCTGAAATATAGCGGTATATATTATCTAAAAAAATAACCATTTATGCTATCATGTTGTAAAAATCATAGCCGATAGAACACAGAACGTAAAAACTAAGCAAATTCTGCCTTATTTTGTTAGTTTTGTACTCATATTATCGCTTACTCTTTCCAATAAATTCAAATTGAAATTCAGCGTTTTCTGTGCTTCGTTTAAATCCAATACATGCTTATGGAAATAATCACGTACAATAATTGCAGCAAAGCACTGTGCTTGAACCGTTTTGGCCTTTTCTAATTCATAATGAATATTACCATAACTATGTGCTGATGGATTTCTCAAATCAAAAAACAGCTTATAATAAAAATCAAAATATGATATATTTGCTTTTTCAAAGATACTATCTGGATCAATACCTGTTAAGTCAATCCATTTTTCTTTATGTCTAAATACTGCTGTTTGCTTCTTAGAATTAGGAGGTTCACCCAATATTCCTTCCACACTTCTACACGCTTGAACTATTGCTGCCTCCATATTAGGGATTATTGCTGCGTGTTCCCATATTTCCGGCTCCTCAGATAAATGGTCATGATAGGGGTGACTACTCAACTCACAAATCAAGCAAATATAATGTTGTGAAAATGAGTTACATAACATCATTAGTGCTGTGTATGCTTTGTCATCACGCAACATCAATTCAATTTCAGGTGCAAGATTTCCAATGTCGGTTGCTTTTATAATTCTTCCACTCTTTAAGTATATTTCATCAAACTGCGCAAGATTGTTAAACACTTGTTCTGATAAGTTTTTATCCGAATCAAAATAATAAATCCATCTATATTCATACCAATCCGATGAAATCCCTTCAAAAGCGTCAGCATACTGCATTGCCATCCATATAACGCTACCTGCATTCTTCCAAAAAGGTATATCTTTAACTTTCAAATCTACATTTATTACGATTGCTGAGTTTTCATCTTTGTCATGTGTCCACACAAATAACTTTTCATACTCTGTTTCAAATAATACATTCATCTCTCCTACTTTAGGATTAAAGCTATTTTCGATTAATAGTCCTTTAAGATAAGCATTTTTACACACATCGTTAGGTGGATTAGGTGGATACTTCTTTTCTAATTCAGCTTGTTTTTCGATTTGGTAATCAACCCAATCTTTTATAACCTTTCTAAATTCATCCCCCATAGTCATTTTCCTCTTTATGGTAAAATATTATTTATACGTTTCCTAAAATGGAAAAATATCAATTCACAATCTCATAAAAATCAAATTTTCTTCTCTCAGTATAACATGAATCCCCCCATCTTAAAACACCAAAATCCCTCTGTCATCATAAACACTTCCACCATTATTTCCTTCATTTCGTATTGCCCGGTCAAGCGCCATCACCGCAGCCACAGCCCCGTCAATCTTCTCCGTGGACTTCTCCTTATCCGGTTTGATATTTCCCGCCGGGTCTGTCCGCACAAAGATATTATCCATCATCCACCGCAAAACCGGATGTCCTCCATGCGCAATCTTCTTTTCCAGCACCAGTTCCATCAACCGCTTACTCGGCGGTGACATATCCTTAAACCCCTGCCCGAAGGGAACCACAGTAAACCCAATCCCCTCCAGGTTCTGCACCATCTGCACCGCTCCCCAGCGGTCAAAGGCAATCTCCCTAATATGAAACTTCTTCCCCAGCCCATCGATGAAATTCTCAATAAAACCATAATGGATTACGTTCCCCTCCGTGGTCATCAGACATCCCTGCTTATCCCACACATCATACGGTACATGATCACGTCGCACCCGAAGCCTCATATTCTCCTCCGGTATCCAGAAATACGGCAGGATAACATATTTCTCCGCATCATCCCTCGGCGGGAACACCAGCACAAAAGCCGTGATATCAATGGAACTGGACAAATCCAGTCCTCCATAGCACTCCCGGCCAAGCAATTCCCTCTCATCCACCGGAAATGCACAGGCATCCCACTTCTCCATCTGCATCCAGCGCGTAGACTGCTTCACCCACTGGTTCAACCGGAGCTGCCGGAAAATATTCTCCTCCGCAGGATTATCCTTGGCGCTCAGGTACGCATTCCTTACTTTCTCTATATCAATGGTGTGTCCAAGGGACGGATTGGCTTCATACCACACTTTTTCTGAAGACCAGTCCGCATCATCAGAAGCGCCATAAATCACCGGATAAAAAGATGGGTCAATTTTCCTCCCAAGAATAATATCCTCTGCCTTCTGATGCTGCTCAAAACACACCGAATTTCTGTCTGTCCCCGCTGTTGTTATCAGGAAAAACAGCGGCTGTGTCCTGGCATCACCGGAGCCTTTCGTCATAACATCAAACAGCTCCCGGTTTGGCTGTGCGTGTAGTTCATCAAAAATTACGGCATGGACGTTTAAACCATGTTTCGTATAGGCTTCAGCGGAAAGCACCTGATAAAAGCTATTGGTTGGCTTATATACCAGACGCTTCACGGACATGACTGGCTTAATCCGCTTTTTCAATGCCGGGCACTGATCCACCATATCCACAGCCACGTCAAACACAATAGATGCCTGCTGGCGGTCTGACGCACAGCCGTAAACCTCCGCGCCCCACTCCCCATCGCCACACGTCATGTATAAGGCAACTCCAGCGGCCAGTTCCGATTTCCCGTTTTTCTTCGGAATCTCCACATAGGCGGTGTTATACTGGCGATACCCGTTTTCCTTCACTGTGCCGAACACATCCCGGATAATCCTGTCCTGCCATGGGAGCAGCTCAAACGGCACGCCCTGCCACCGCCCTTTCGTGTGTTTCAGACAGTTAATAAAATCCACGGCGTAATCTGCCTTCTCCCTGTCAAACATCAGCACCCACCGCCTTTGAACAGGAGCAGTTCCATAGCGTCATTTTCCTTATCTTCTCCCGTTTCTGATGTAATCCGGCTTCTGGCAGACGGGGTAAGCCCGAACTGTTCACAAAAACGGTTCATGATTTTCAAATAAGTCTGTGCAATGGAAACCTGTGGAACCTGCTGCCAGTAACCGGACGGGGTTTTTACAATAGTGCCGTGCTGGGTGATGAATTCTTCCGCTTCCTTCCACCGGGCATAAGCCTGGCAATACCCGGCAAAAGCGGCCATGTCAATCTCAGTCAGGATGCCGAGCTGCTCCAGTTGCTTCGCCATCCGTTTCCATTCCTTCTTTGCCTCGTCCTCCAGCCAGGAAGGGCAGCGGGGCGCTTTCTTCTCCGGCTTCGGCTCCTGTGTATTTAAGCTCCGCTTCCCCGGATTCCCCTCCAGTACCTTGACTGCCGTAGGCTTTGGTTTTCTTCCACTCTGCGCCAACGACCACACCTCCTTCCCGCCTATGAACACCTTTTAGGGTAAATGAAAAGAGCCTCCGAAGAAGCCCCTTTCATCTAGTCCAGCCGTAACCTGTTATATTTTCTTGCTTTCCGTTTCAGATTTCGCTTCCATCTGCGTATCGTTACCGCTTTCCTGTGGTTTCTGGAAAAAGTATAATCATCCAATACATATTTTCCATGGTGTTCCCGTTCCCCGTATGCACGCATCCACTTCATCCTTTCTCTAAGGCAGAGAGACTTTCCTGCCTCCCCGCCCGGTTTTTTCATTTGCTTAAGTAATATTCCTTCGCCCGTTTCAGGCACCATTCCATCGCCCTGCCGCCGTCCTGGAATTTCTGCTCTGCTTTTTCGCAGAAGTTTAAGCGGCATTCTTCAATCCCGCCCCCGGCTTCCTCCGGTGTTTCCACAAATTCGTAAATCTGTGCCGTAAATTCATCCCTGTATGCGTTGTCCGTCACCAGCACCAGCGGCCCGTATTGCAAAACCGCCCCGTTTGTTACGGAATCCATCATGCTGAGCTGCTCCATCGTGGTAAACTCCTGTGTGTTCATCATTGAAAATATCCTCCTCTTCTTTTCGTCATAGTGTGCGGAAAAGCTGTCATTGGCAGGTTTTCCGTTGGTAGTGACATGTTACCTCTGAGTGCGGACATTATCCAGTCAATCCGGAGCCATAAATCCACCAATCTTCAACCATAGATTTTGTGCATTCTACAGCAGTTTTCAAAATGGACAGAAGAAAAAGGCCGGCTTCCTCCGGTCCTTTTCCTCTGTCCGTTTTCCAGAATTCCCTATGCGAATTCAATCGTCAGCATCCCCCTGCTTCCAAGGAAATAGCTGTTTTGGATATTGGGGTCTTCAAAAAACGTCTCCTTTGCTTCCTGAATCATTTCTTTCAGCCGTTCTTCCCCTACCAGTTCTTTCACAGCTTTGCGTGTGGTTTTCTTGCCATCCAGATAAAAATTTGTTCTCATGTGCATTTCCTCCCTGTGGTTTTGTTTTCCGAAGTTTTTTTCCCTTTCGGTAGTACACATGTTACCTCTGAACGCATACATTATCCAGTCAATTCAGCATCATAAATCCACCAAAGAATTGCGAAGGGATTCGTCTGTTTTATGGTGTTCCGAAGAGATCCTGCTAAGTAAAATCCACCATCCGCAAGGTACGGCACACCCTTTTATAATCCCCGTGTTGAAGGGTATCCTTCCCCTGATGCCGGACTTTCCGATTCAGTGTTTTCCGATTCAGGGAAAGACCCCTTTTCAGCTCTCTCCTCATGCTGTCCGGTCCATGTCCTCTGTACCAGCAGTTCTGTTTCTCACTGGCATTCCCGGATAATCTCTCCTGTACCATTTTTTAGTCTCCTCCTCCATTTTCTCCGCTGATTTTATATGCTTCTGTCAGTATTTCCATAGGAAAACCGTACTTCCTGTATGCCCGCTCCAGCACACCATAATATCCTTCACTTGGTTTCCCATACTCCCGGCTTTCATCCATAATGTAAGCCATGGCAGTTACCCGTTTCCCAGCCAGATCAATCTCCAAATCCTTTTTATAGTAGAACACCTGGTATCCCTCGTAGCGGTCAAGTCTCTTTTCATCTTCTTTTTCAATGGTCCAGACAAGGACAGGCACCCGGCTGCCTTCCTCCGGCTCGATGGTAGCATATGCTCCTGTCTTGGAGCCCTTAAACAGGAGGCGGTAATCCTCCAGTTCTGTTCTGCCCAAAAGCTGCGCCGTGGGGCAGCGGTAAACCATCTGCCCCTCATCCATGTTGCTGCCGTAAGCAATGTAGTATTTTTCCATCTTTTATCTTCCTTTCCAACTTATAGTGAGGCTTCCCTCCTACCACCCCAAGGGCGGTCCGCGCCGCCCGGTGTGGAAAAAGTATGTAATCTACGCTCCATGCCTCCATGCCGAATTACCTTCCAGATTTTTAAGGAAATGCAGGCGGCAGGTTTTGAATTCATCCCCGATCAGCCCCAGCCGGAGCATCCAGCACCGGAAAGCGTATTTTTCGTTGTCCGTCTCCGTCCTGCGGGAGGAGGCTTTTTTCTGCACCAGCGCCTGATGGGTGACCGCCAGGCAGAACTGGATGTAGGCTTTTACCTCTCCGGCATGGAGGGTGCTGTTAAAAAGCCGGAATTCCACGGTTCCTTTGGTGAAGGTGGCATGAAGGTTCAGTCCATGGTAGCGTGTCCTGTTGTAATGCTGGTTCCTCTCGCTGCCAGGCTCCTGCGCATACCAGATATCCTTGAGCTGTTCCATTGTCTTAGGCTTTTTCCGGTTGATGGTTGTGATCAGCTCTTCGTTCACCTTTTTGCAGTACCAAAGCCTGTCCAGGTCAATCCGCAGGGCTTTGTAGAGGATATCCTCCTTACTTGCCATGATATTTACGATATTCCGAAGAGTCTGCGGGGTAAAAAGGGAGGCATCCACATGGATATGGATTCCGCATTTCTCATTGACCAGGGCTTTCCTGTGCCGGAGCTGCCGGATAATTTCTTGCAAATCCGGTATATCATCGTAGGTGAGAATGGGGCTGACAATTTCGCATTTATAAGTGTCATCCGCCGCCTGGATTCTTCCCCGCACTTTCTTCTGTGCGGTGATGCTGGAGTCGTAGGTTGCTTTCCATTCCCGGCCTTTTCTGTCCTTCGCCCCATAGGTTTTGTAGTAGGTCCCGATGTAGTAGCTCTCTGTCCTGAAATGTCCGGCTATCACCGCTGCCGCTTCTTCCCTCGTAATGCCTGTCATCTCTATCTCAATCCCGAATTTCTGTGTTCTCATATATTCCTGCGCCTCCTGTGCTTTCTTCGTTTTCTTTTCGTAGTCTATTAATCACTCTGAAAGCACATATTATCCAGTCATTTCGGCGCATAATGTACACAAAGATTTTGGAAAAATCCGCCCGGCAATCGTGTGTTTTTACGGGTTCCTTCTATGGTATATAATAAGGTGGAAAACACTGTGTCTAAGCTGCTTCTGTCGGTTCCGGCTTCTCCCCGTTGCCGCCCGTTTCCTCCAAAACCAACTCTGCCAAGGTTTCCCCGGCTCCGGCAGTTTCTCCGCCGCCCTCCCCCTCCTGGGCTTCCTGTTCCGCCAATTTCTTCGCCTCCGCCCTCTGCTTTGTCCGCACCTTCGCCCGGTCAATGTCTGCCTGTGTGCGGAAAGCGGAATGCCCCTTCAGGTTTTCCATCAGGGCATTACGGCTCTCCTTCATATCCTTGCCGCCAAAGCCGATTCTAAGGAGCCAGATGCGCATGTAGTATTTTTCATTTTCCTCAATGCGCTCCTCCGGATCAATCCGCTTCTGCTCCCTGGCCTGCTTCATCATGGCAGTGGCTAAATCCGACCAAGCCTTTACCTTCACCGCATCCTCCGTGTAAGGAAAGCGGAAAGTAATCTTTTCTTCTGAAATTCCAATCCCTCTCATACCCTCTGCATATGCAAGGAGAGAGTCTTCAACCTCCTCCATGGTTTCGCTTTCATTTCCTTCCAACTCCTCCACCAGACTGTCCGGGATACAGAAGGTCTTTTCCCCTATCGACTGGTTGATAAGGTACTGCCTGCTGTGGATGAGGAAAATGAGGTTTTTCATGTTCAAAGCCGTCAGCCCCTCTGCCGGGAGCGCCACGAGAAGTTTACCCTCGTCCGTTTCCGGTGCGTCCACAAATCCCCTCTCCACCAATCCTGTCAGGAGCATCTCCGCTGTTTTTTCATCTTCCGTCTCCACAGTTCCTGCCCGGTCAATGATGCAGTTTCCCACCTGGAAGTTACAGGATGGGACTCCGAGGTACTTTGAGGGCGTGTTCAGAATCTCTGCGGCTGCCTTCACAACATCTTTCCTGTTCTCTGCGTTCGTCTTAATCTTCATATGGCTTTCCTCCGTTCTTTTTGAGCCTTGTTTTTTGGTACTACATTAATCACTCTGAACGGGTGTAAAGTCAAGGAAATCACGCATCTTTTCCTTTTATTTTTCCGATGTTTCACGGCTCTCCGGCAGCGCCATTGCCACCGCATAAGACACGGTTGCCGTGACTGCATTCCCTGCCTGCTTGTAAAGCTGGGCATCAGAATTGACCGCCCTGGCCCGCTCAAACAATTCATCCGGAAAACCCTGCAGCCTGAAACATTCACGGGGTGTCAATCTGCGGATTCTGCCGCATTTCATTACTGTTCCCATCTGGCATCCTGTATCCAGTGTCTGGGAACAGCCTTTGCCAACCCTGCCACGGCGCGTACTACTTTTTGGATAAGCAAGGCAGATTCCATCACCGGGATGTGCCATGTCGTATCCCTGCTTTGTTCCATTACGGACAGGAACTTCTACTCCGGCATCACATTCATCAGTGCTCTTATTACATAGGTACACACCGTGCCGGTCCTGCCCGGTCAGCGTGAACATCGGCTCCCCCTCTTCCTTCATCCGTCTGCCATTCTGCCGCTTCTCCATCCTGTCAGGCGTGATTACTGCATGGGCTTCCAGCACACCGGAATTACAGGCATTATGGTTTGTGACACCTGCCGTATACCGGGAAGTCAGGTAGTGTGCATCCTCCGTGATTTTCGGGTGGTCAAGTGTCTGGTCAATGAACACCTTTGCCCCTTCCCCCTTGTTGGTAGTAACAGAAGGTGCCAGTCCACGGGCATCATATACGCTTCCATTCATCCCCCTGCCGCTGGGGTTGACATTTCCGACACAATAAAGTCCGGTATTCGCTCCCATGCCGCCGCCATTTGCTCCAAGTGTCACAGAAACTCCCTCCGGGTCATATACCCGGTATCCCTGCATCCCGCCTATAACTTCTTTAAGAGTTCCTCCGTCTTTTCCTGTGACAAATAAAATTTCTCGCTCACCTCTGCTTCTAAGATTTGCGATAAAGAACACCCGCTCCCGGTTCTGGGGGACTCCGTGGTCTTTGGAGTTAAGCACCTGCCATCTTGCGTCATACCCTGCTTCGTCCATTTCAGACAGAACGGCGGCAAAATCGAAGCCTCCATTAACCGAAAGCAGGTTCTTAACGTTCTCAACAAGTAGGTATGTGGGTTTATCACTTTCTTTTTTGCCTTTGACAAGGTCAATGATGCTGTAATAGATTCCACTTCGCTTGCCGGACAGTCCCCGCTGTTTTCCGGCAATGGAGATGTCCTGGCAGGGGAAACCAAATGTCCAGATATCTGCATATGGGATATCCCCCTGCCTGAGTTTTGTAACGTCATCCGCTTTCCACTCCCCTTCTGTGTCATACATGGCTTCATAGGAAGCCCTTGCGTATTTGTCATATTCACAATAACCGATGCACTTATGCCCAGCCGCCTCCAGCCCCAGCCTGAATCCACCGATACCGGAGCATAAATCAAGGAAGGTCAACTGCTTCATCGGCGGCACCTTCCTTTTCTAAGTCTGAATATTTTCTTTTCTCTCCGCCCCGGATGACAAACACATCCTCTGCGGAGCCTTTCTGTTCGATATATCTCTGTACAATCACATCCACGAATTTCTCATCCAGTTCCGCCATATAGCAAATCCGACTGGTCTGCTCACATGCAATCAGCGTGGAGCCGGAACCTCCAAAGGGGTCCAGCACAATGCAGTTGCTCATACAGGAATTCTGGATGGGATATGCCACCAGTCCCACTGGCTTCATGGTCGGATGATCTTTTGACTGCTTCGGACGGTCAAACTCCCAGATAGTGGTCTGCTTCCGGTCCGAATACCAGTTGTGCTTCCCGCCCTTCTTCCAGCCGAACAGTACCGGCTCATGCTGCCACTGGTAGGGGCTTCTTCCCAGCACGAGGCTCTGTTTCTTCCAGATACAGCAGCCGGAGAGATAGAATCCGGCATCATAGAATGCTTTGCGGAAATTCAGCCCTTCCGTGTCCGCATGGAACACATAGATGGAAGCATCCGGCTCCATGCTCTGTTCCATATTTACAAATGCGGCAAAAAGGAACTGATAAAACTTCCCATCCTCCATATGGTCATTTTGGATATTCCCGGCAGTTCCCTCATAATTCACGTTATAAGGCGGATCTGTCACCACAAGGTTTGCTTTCTGCCCTGCCATCAACACCTCGTATGTCTCCGGCAAAGTGGAATCCCCACAGATTACCCGGTGCCTGCCTAACAGCCACACATCCCCTTGCTTTGCCAGTGCAGGCTTCTGAAGCTCCGCCTCCACGTCAAAATCATCTTCTGTGATTTTCTTATCATGTACCACATTGAATAACTGCTCAATCTCCGGCGGCTCAAAGCCTGTGAAAGACACATCAAAATCCGAAGCCTGCAAATCCTTAATCAAATCCGCCAGCAGCTCCTTGTTCCATTCGCCCGTGATTTTATTCAGAGCGATATTCAATGCCTTCTCTTTGTTCTTGTCGATATCAATGACGATACAGTCAATTTCCTCATATCCCAAATCGGAAAGCACCGTCACCCGCTGGTGTCCGCCGATAATAGTCATATCGGAATTGACAATCACTGGCTCCACATATCCAAACTCCTGGATGGAGTTTTTGATTTTCTCATATTCCTTATCACCGGGTTTCAGCTTCTTCCTCGGATTATAGGAAGTCGGAACCAAGTCCGCTATCCTTACTTTCTTAAATTCCATCCTCGTCCCTCCAGAACCGGTCTTTGATGTAACAGTTATGGCTACAATACTTTTGTTTCCGGCTTCCATTGACTTCAAATTCCTTTTTGCAGTAAGCGCACGCCTCTATATGGGTGTGTTTTCTCTGTGCCGCCTCCGGGTGCAGCTTCCACCATGCGCGCCTGCATTTGTCTGAGCAGAACCTTCTCGGCCTGCCGTTCCCCGGCTGGCTGATTTCTTTTCCGCAGCAGGCACAGGCTTTTCCGCACGCCAAGCGTTCCTGCATATTGAGTGCCATAGCTCTGGCATAGCCGTCCATCCCTTTTGCCTTACAGAAATTCCTTACAATATCACGGGACAGCCCAACCGCCGCCCCTATTGCCCGGTAGCCCTGCCCCCGCATCCTCAGTTCCTTTATCTGAGCTGCCTGTGCATCGGTCATCCTTTCACACCTCCAAATATAAAAAAGCAAAAAAACCGCTCCTTTGAAATGGTTTCCCAGCTTCAAAACACGGGATTTCCGGTACTTTTCGGCAAAACCTTTCCTGCCTTATTTTGCGAAAATCCTATGTTTATGTATGGAAATGCTCCGGGGTTTCTATCCCCCCTGCCGATTTATGCGAAAATTCACGTTTTAGGGGGCGGCGGTTTCCAGAGGGCTGGGTTCCAGTGATTCAGACCGCCCCTCCCCTCGGCGAATTTCCCCGGATCCAGCCATAACCTGCACAATCCATGGGACAAATCTTTGTGCAGTTCATGCCTCTGAATTGACTGGATAATTATCCGAATACGATTTAACATGGCACTACCAAAACCAAAGGAGGCAACCGCTTATGAAATCAAAGAAAATGAAAGTTCTTTACAGCGCACGAGCAAGGCAGGCTCAATATGTCTGGGGCAGGGAAAGCTACTACACTGCTACTCCTAAGATTTCCATGGAGGGAAAATGGCTGGAGGCTCTCGGCTTCCACATCGGAGATGCCATCGAGGTGTCCTATGAGGATAACTGCATCCGCATCACACCTGCGCCTCAGCCTGTCATGGTCTGTGAACCTCAAGCACCGTATGGAGAAGCGCCCGGCAAACGCAAAGCAAAGAAATAATGTTCACATCCAACGAGCACTCTCTCCTGGCCTCGTCCTATTTCAAACTCATCCGGCAAACGGATGCCTTCTACGAAATCCAGTCTCGCTGCACCGGGCATTGCTGGATTATCCAGAAACCATACTTTTACACAAAATATCCCGTCCGCATCTACCACAAACACTCCAAAGGTATACCTTATTACCACAGGCATGGACACGCCTTCACTGTCCGCTCCGCCATCCGGCAGATACAAAATCATGACCAGTTCCAATTAAATGGCAGGCGGCACATTACTACCGCCTAGAGGAAAAGCCCCTAGGAATCTCCCAAGGCTTCTCTCTGTCAGTATTTGTACTCCTGATAACGGTCCTCCGTCATGGTCTTGCTGTCATGGCAGTTCTTACACAGAGCCTGCCAGTTCTCTTCATCCCAGAACAATCTGTCATCCCCACGGTGCGGCACAATATGATCCACCACAGTTGCCTTCACCAGTCTTCCCTGTTCCCGGCACCGGACACACAGCGGGTGTGTTTTCAGGAACCTGCTTCTTGCGATACGCCATCTTCTGTCATACCCACGTCCGGAAGAAGATGCCCTGTCACTACAATGCAGCACTCCATGTTCTTCACAATAAATCCCATCTGTCAGCTTCGGGCATCCCGGATGACGGCAGGGCTTCTTTGGCTTTGTCGGCATTTTATCCATCTCCTCTCCTATGTACCGGACAGGGTGAAAGGATGAAGCCCCTGTCCACGCAAAGGCAAAAGAAAAAAGCCCCATGGATTTTCCACAGAGCTTCTTACAGTTCTTCGCAGTTTAAGGATAACACAGATTCCAATAAACTTTCAATAAACTCTTTGTCTACACTTAGTCTACCATCTGTCTACCGTCCCTAATCCAGCATATAGTTTTCCGTGTTCTGTTCTCTCATACCATAAATCCCTTCCAATTCCTCGATTGCTTTTTTCCTGTATTTTCCTATCATAGCATGGCTGACATTGTATTTACCCATCAACTCCTGCCAGCTCATCTGCCCCAGCACCATATCCTTCAATACCTGGGACTGTTTTCCGCTCAGCCTGTTCATTGCGTATTCAAAAAACTCCACTTCCTCTTTCACCGATTTGTACCGCTCAATCAGATAGTCAAACCAGTCATCATCCAGCCTTTCTTTAACCTGGCGGTAAATGATGGCTGTTTTTCCTGTCTTATCAGAAATCCCGCTGGTCTGCACTTTGTCTCCTTGTGGATGGGAAAAGCACAGGCTTTCTATCACATCATCATATAGCACGCCCTCAAAGCGGCTGAGTTCAAATTCCAGAATCCCTATATCTCTTTTCCATTTATCATAATCCTTAAACAATTTTTCCACATCCATCCTTCCAACCTCCAATCCTCACTCTCACCGCATCCACCAGCGCCGACTGCCCGCAGTCCTTTTTCTCCAATGCCGTCATCACCCGTTCATCCAGTGTATCCTTTGCAATCAGATGATGGATAACCACCATTTCTTTCTGCCCCTGCCGCCACAGTCTTGCGTTCATCTGCTGGTACAGTTCTAAAGACCAGGTCAGCCCGAACCAAATTAATGTGGAGCCTCCGGCCTGCAGGTTCAGTCCATGTCCGGCCGAAGCCGGATGGATGACCGCAACAGGGATTTCCCCTGCATTCCATTTCCTGAAATCCTCTGCGGCATCCAGTTCAGCCACTCCAAGCCTCTCCCGAATTCTTGCCAAATCATGCTTATACCAGTAAGCAACAAGCACAGGCTTTCCATTCGCCGCTTCCACCAAATCTTCCAGGGCTTCCAGCTTCCGGTCATGGATGTATTTTACCGCTCCGTTCTCATCATAGACCGCCCCATTTGCCATCTGCATCAACTTGTTGGACAGTCCGGCGGCATTTACCGCATCAATATCACCTTCCTCATATGGAACCAGCATGTCTTTCTCAAGTTGATGGTATAGATTCATTTCTTTTTCGCTCATGGCAACCACCACCCGGTTATAAATGCATTCCGGCATTTTCAGATAATCTGCTGCTTTCATACTAATGCAGATATCTGAAATCAAACTATAGATTGCTTCCTCCGCTCCCTCTCTCGGCTTGTAGGAGTAAACCATTTCCCTACTCCGCTTATCTGGCACAAAAAACCGTTCCCGGTAACCTCCGATAAACCGCCCAAGCCTCTGCCCCATATCCAAAATCTCAACCTCCGCCCACAGGTCAATCAAGCCATTGGGAGCAGGTGTTCCCGTCAGTCCCACAATCCGCTTCACGCAGGGCCGTACTTTTTTCAATGCCTTAAACCGCTTCGCCCGGTGTGATTTGAAAGAAGACAGCTCGTCAATCACCACCATATCAAAATCCCACCCACCATGTGCCACCAACCACTCTACATTTTCCCGGTTAATGACATATAAATTGGCTTTCTGGTTCAGTGCTGTTATCCGTTCCCTCTCCGAGCCAAGAACCTCTGACATCGCAATCCCCTGCAGGTGTTCCCACTTCTCCAGTTCCCCCGGCCAGGTGTCTCTCGCTACCCGGAGCGGCGCTATCACCAGAACCTTCCTGACCTCAAAGTAATCCAGCAATAGTTCCCATATGGCAGTCAGGGTAATCACCGTCTTTCCCAAACCACAATCTAGTATGACTCTATTTTAATAAGTTTACATTATTATCCTGAAATGGTATAATACTTATAGACCATTTCAGGAGGTAAAATGATGCCAAAGAGTGCTACGCCTATTTTTCTTTCCAATGATGATAA